GAAACACCAGAGTTAGATCCACGGCCAGCTTTTGCTTCAGCTGTTCCATTGTATATTAACAATGCTGCTATGGACTTTACAGATCCGGATGCTATTTACATGCAACATTCTGTATATTACAGTCCTGCGTTTGGTGATAGCTTTATCCCTTATGTTATTTCAACAGGAGCTACTCCAACAGGATCAGAGTTTGCTATCTTCAATGCAAACCCAACTGTAGTAGGTGAAATCACTGCATTTACTCCAGGTACTGGAACAACCATTTTAGCACAAGCTGGTATTACATATACAGCTGTTGGTGTAACTGTTGGTGCTGCTACATTCACAGTAGTGCGTAACGGGGCGGGAGCAATTTCTACAGTTACTCTAGTAAATCCTGGATCAAGTTATTTAAACGGGGACATACTTACTATTGAAGGTGCAAATATAGGTGGTGTTACTGGTGTAGATGATCTTACCATTACGGTAGATAATACTACTTATGAAAATCAGTTTGAAGGACGTTTCTACTTATACTATGAACTTTATAATTTCTAAATCATGGCAAAGAAAGCTAAAAAAACAGAAGAGGCACCAGTGGTGTTACAACAAGTAGTGGTAACAACAGAGCAACCTAAAACTTGGTATGAAAAATTGCAAGAGAAACTTGCATCTAAAAACAATTCTAATAAATAAACAATCATGGATATTTTAAATTTTATAAGCTGGATTAAGGGTAAAAGATTCCTTACCACAATAGATTCTACAAAAACAGTTATTCCTCTCGGTGTCAAAGATTCTCGTAGAGATGACTTGTATATTACAGGTGCAATGACTGTACAAGACTTTGTATCACAATTGGCACCAGGTCAAGTTGGACCAGCAGGACCTCAAGGACCTCAAGGTGTACAAGGTATAGCTGGTGCTCAAGGTAACCAAGGTCCTGCAGGAACAGCAGGAGTACAAGGTGTACCAGGAGTTCAAGGTATTCAAGGAACAACAGGTGCAGTAGGACCCGCAGGATTGGACTGGCAAGGAGCTTGGGTTTCAGGAACCTCTTACGTAGCTGATGATGCAGTTGCTTATCTTGGTGCTTCATATTTTTGTATTCTAGCTACATCAGGTACAACAAATCCTTCTGCTGATCCTACACATTGGGCGCTATTAGCTTCTCAAGGAGCAGTAGGACCACAAGGCATTCAAGGTTTACAAGGAGTACAAGGTGTTCCTGGACCTGCAGGTGTACAAGGACCAATAGGTTTAACCGGTGCCGCTGGAACACAGGGTCCGATTGGATCAACAGGACCTACTGGAGCAGTAGGACCTCAAGGAGTACCTGGACCGGTAGGACCTGCTGGGTTAACTTGGCAAGGTGCATGGGTATCTGGTAACTCATATGTTATAAATGATACAGTATCTTTTGGAGGAGCTTCTTATTTCTGTATAAATCCAACTTCAGGTACAACTGACCCAGCAACTGACACAGTTAATTGGGCATTGTTAGCATCTCAAGGTGCGGCAGGAGTAGCCGGTGCTACTGGTGCTACAGGAGCTACAGGTTTAACTGGTGCTATGGGTCCTCAAGGAGTTCCGGGACCAGTTGGTCCAGCAGGATTAAATTGGACTGGTATATGGTCAGCTTCTAATGTTTATGCTGAGAACTATGCAGTATCATTTGGTGGTGCATCATACTTTTGTTATAATCCAGCTGGTGTAGGACCATCTGCTTCAAATCCTTCAACTGACACAGCTAACTGGGCATTACTTGCCGCACAAGGAGCAACAGGTCCACAGGGACCACAAGGAGAGCCGGGTCCTCCTAACAATGGAGTTCAGATACTTATTTCGGCACCAGCTGATAGTGATCCAGTTACAGGTACTACAGTAGAGACTGCTGCACGAATATATGGTTTCCCATTTACAACAGGTCTTGATTCAACTTATGAACTATCTTGGGGTGTAAAAAGAAGGTATGCTAATGATATCATTACAACTAGGGTCTATATAAACACAGATGCTGATTTACTAGGTGCAACTTTAATTGCAACAGGAGAAACTTTACCTGCAACTAATAATCTGTTTTCAAGAAATGTAAGAGACTTTAATAGAGTTGCTGGTGGTGCTACAATTTTTAGCGAATCTACAGCATCCGCAACTGATACAGAGGTTACTGGAGCACTCTTAAGTTTTCCTCTTATTCCATTTGCAGATTATTGGATCATATTTACAATTGAATTAGCTGATGGTGCAGATATAGGATATATCAATAGAATTCGTCTTACAGAGTATCCTTCAAACACTTAAAAGTCTGTACTTCACTAATAGTAATAAATAAGAAATCATGTTAAACAATCTTACTAATTTCTTCAACCTGATTACAGGTAGAATGGTTAAGACTAAAGCTGAACCTTCAGACCTTGTAGTACTAGGTACTAGAGATTCAAGGTATGGTGGTGGATATAAGCCTACAGTTATTACTGTAAAACAGTTACTAGGAAACTCAATTCAAACAGATTTGTTTGCATTTCCTTTTAACTATGTTGTGGCACCCGTAATGCAAGAGACCTATAACACGCTTTCAGGCCCCTCTTTCTTTTTTGGAAATACCATAAACAATAAGTCATACACCATATCTGGGATGATTAGTGTTCAAACAAATGCTAATTTCTGGTATATAGGGACTATATCTGCAAATGAACCTTTAACTGGTAACCTTCCTTGGAAAGTAACAGGTACTGTTTTTGCATTTGATGATTCTTTACCTGCTGGAACATGGGTACAAACAGGTCTTTGTGATGGCGCTAGATTTGGAGATACTGCTGGCGGAACTGTTCAATCTGACTATTGTACTATTGTAGAAGACTATGATTCTACACCGGGATCTATTGACCTGTATCTTGCTGTAAATAGCTTAGCAGCAATGGGAGATATCTTTGGAAATGTATCATTTCAATATGAGTTCTTTGTAGAGGATACATATAATTTAACATTTACTAATGCTATTTAATAAAGATACTATGGCTAAAGAAACAACAATAGACAGAGAACCTTTAAAAAGACTGAAAATTTTTAAAGATCTAAAAGTTCAACAAGAGTATGAAAAAGCTTTAGACAGAGTAAAATCTGAAACAAAAGATGCACCTAACGCTCTTACTTTAGAACAGAAAACTAAGCTCATGAGAGCTAGGCAATTGGCTGATCAGTACTTTAAAAGACGTACTACAGTTGATCCTGATAGAGAAGTAGACACTATTAAAACTAATTAATCATGTCAATAGGAAATTTAAAAACAGAAGGTAATAAAGGGAATAACTTTCCTTGGCAATATAAGATGCTTCTTGGACAGCAGTGTGCTTGTGATGTATTAAAAGAAATTGCAGATAATACAGCAGTTGTTGCACCCGCAATGAGAATTCCAACTGTGACTTCACATACAGGAATTGGCGCTGTACCTACTGGTACGTTCAGCTTTTCAATTGCTAATGTAGGATCAGCTGCAGGAACTGTAAATGGTATAGTATCGCTTCCAGCAGGAACTACTCTTAATTTTGATGCAGGAGGTGCTGGTAATACTTTAGATGGAATATCATTTGATGCAACAGGAACTACATTTATTATTACTAAGATAACAGCGTAACCATGAGTACTAACATTTACATAGATAAGTACTCACAGAACCCTAATGGATATCTGAGCAGAGTGTACACACAGACTAACTCTAGTACTCCTGTAACAGCTACCGCTGTTGAAGGTAGTTTATTAGACGGAGGTTTAGGAACTCTTACAATTCCTGCAAATGGATTTCAAGTAGGAGATAGTTTTAGCGGTGTATTGATAGGTCATTTATCTTGTGTAGGTACAGCTACTTTACAGATTAGAGTTAAAACTGCGTCAGGAATATTACTAGCAGATACAGGAGCCATGGCAATGAGTCTTACTGCAAATAAGCATTGGAAATTAAATGTTGATTTTACTGTAAGACAATTAGGAGCAGCTACTGTAGCTTCTATAGCATCAGGAGGATTGTTTGCATATACCAAGAATTCAGGCCTTAACTTTGAAGGAGTAAATTTTAGCATAGTAAACAATACCACTTTTGATACTACAATAGCTAGTACACTTATCATTACAGCTCAATGGAATACTAACAATGCCGGGAACTCTATTTATTCAGAAATATTCACATTAAGTAAGACTTACTAATGAAAATAAATCTCAAACATATCTTGATCATGGTACTAGCAGTAACGCTAGTATCATGTTCTATTGAGCATCACCTATCTAAGGCTCAGAAGCATATAGATACTGCCAAGAGAAAAGGTGCTGTAATTAAACCAGATACTGTGTGGCACTACAGCTACAAATTAGATACAGTATGGAATATAGAGAACAATAGTTTTGAAACAAAACAGATCAGAGTAGATAGCTTTCCTTATCAGGTGACTAATACTATCTCCGCAGGCATGACACGCCAGGAAAGATTGCTTAATGAGTCTTACTTCAAGCACATGGAGAAGATGATGAAGCTACAGAATGATAGCTTAGCCAAAGTTCTCAAGGCTGCTGTAAAGAAGAATAAACAAATCCAAAAGACAAAGCGAATAATCATCCGCAAAGAGGCAATGCCTTGGAAGATGATGATCTTAATCTTTGTATCAATGCTTGCTCTATACATAGTTAACAAACTTTTTATCTCCAAAAAATGACACCTGCAGAAATCACAACATTTATAATTGGCACTGCTGTATTAATCATTGGATACTTTCTCAAGATAGTTCACAATGATGTACGCAAGAACACAGAAGACTTAGGAAAGCTTAAAGGAAAGATTGAACTTGTAGAACAAGAGAATAGACTTAAGTACCAAGCTATACAAGAACAAACACAATTAGAGATCAAGATGCTTGCTAAGAATGTGAGTGATCTTTCTATAGCAGTTAAAGAACTAATGATTAAACTACACTAATATGGTACTATCTGCTGAAGCTCCTTCATTTGGAGTATTTGAAACACTAACCCAATATGGGGCACTAGGAGTTGTAGTCCTAGGATTAGGAGCTGTTCTTTGGTTTATGCTAAAGAGACAACTTGCTTCTGAAGATAAGTTAAAAACTAAAGTTGATGAGTTACAAAAAGAACTCACTACTTATATTGCTTCAGATGCTCAAAAAACTACAGAGGCTTTGAACAATAATACAAAAGCCCTTGAGAAACTACAAGACATTATAATCTCTAAGCGATGAAAAACAAGCTTGTAATACTTGGACTTATAGCAATAATCATTGCTCTTATGCTTACTCAAATACTTAAGAGTGGTACAGAGCATGTTGATGTTGTTGACACAGCACAAACTCTTCAAGCTGATAATGAAAAACTAACTGAGGAGAATGGAATACTAGAGTCAGATGTAAAACAGCTTGAGAAAACTGTATTAACTGCAGAAGGTGAACTAGCACAAACACCAGTTGCAGAAACTATTGAGGTTATTAAAAAGGTAAGAATTTACATTCATGACACTATTGTTATTCATGATACAGTAGTTATTAAAGAGCAGAAGAATTTCTGGGGGAAAACTAAATCAGACACACTATGAAAAAGTTTTTTAGAGAGCTCATCTCAGATGACAATCAAATAAATGAGCAAGCATTTGTAGGTGTAGTAGCATTCTTTGCTATGGTGTTTATCCTAGTAGTGGATGTAATCACAGGTATCCTGAGTAAAGAGCTTATCATAAAAGAGTTTATCTTTGATGGGTTTATGATTCTTACACTTGGAGCATTTGGAATTACTACAGCAGGTAGAATTCTGTCACTTAAAAAAAAGAACAAAGATGAAAGTAACAAAGACGGGGAAAGCAGGGATTGATATGATCAAGTCATTTGAAGGGTTCAGAGGAGCTCCTTACAAATGTCCTGCAGCTATTCCCACAATTGGATACGGAGCTACATTCTATCCTAATGGTAAAAAGGTAGCAATGACTGATGCTACTATAACTGAAGAACAAGCAACAGAGCTATTAGCTAGTATGCTTGTAAGCTTTGAGAAATACGTAGACAGTTACTGTGTGGACACTATTACACAGAACCAGTTTGATGCATTAGTATCATTTGCATATAACTTGGGTCCAGCAAATTTAAAAGCTTCTACTCTACTTAAGAAAGTAAATGCTAATCCTGAAGATGAATCTATCAGATTAGAATTTATGAAGTGGGTAAAAGCAGGAGGTAAAACATTAAAAGGTCTTGTTAGACGCAGAGAAGCTGAAGCAGACTTGTACTTTAAAAAATAAACAACATGCAACTAAGTAAGAATTTAGCATTAGCGGAAGTGATGAGATCAGAAACTGCTAAAAGAAAAGGTATTAGCAACATGCCAACACCTGAACACATTCAGAACTTTAAACTATTAGCTGAGAAAGTATTCCAGCCTATTAGAGAGCACTTTGGAGTTCCTATTATCCTTTCATCAGGATACCGTAGCAAAGAACTAAACACAGCAGTTGGTGGTGCTTTAAGTTCACAGCATTGTACAGGTGAAGCTATTGACATTGATATGGACGGTACTACAGTTACTAATAAGCAAATCTTTGATTTTATTAAAGACAACCTAAGCTTTGATCAAATGATTTGGGAATTTGGTACAGATAGTAATCCTGATTGGGTACACGTATCTTACGAGTCTACCGGTAAGCAAAGAAAGCAAATCCTTAAAGCTGTTAAGTCAGGTAAAGGAACATCTTATGTACCTTATAAATAATAAGACTATGATATTTAGAAACAACTGGAGAGTCCACAACAAACAGTGGGACAAATTCCAAATAAGAGCACGTCTTGGAAAGATTGATATCTTAACATTAGAAGTAGACATCTCAAGACAGTTTTACCTTATTACTCTATTCAACTTCACAATGAAGAATAGATAAAAGTTTAGAACATTAAGTAAGCCCAGGTAGTTACACTATCTGGGTTTTTTGTTTTAAATGTACAAGGTTTAAACTTTTGTTCTATATTTGTGTAAACTTAAAATATAGAAGTCATGGAAGAACAAGTAAAAGAGATGGAGTTAACTCCAGAAGAATTGAATGAAAAGAGAGAACAGATGCTTCAGTTTTATACTGAGTCAATGCCTTATCTTAAAGCGCAAGCTGATTATGAGGAAACTTTATTGAAGATTGATGAGGCACGTTGGAAGAGAACCAATATCCAAATGCAGTATGCAATGATGGCAGCTCAACAAGAAGAAGCCGAAGCAGATGCACAAGATTCTCCAGAAGCATTGAGAGAAGAAATCAAACAAGAAGGTAAAAGACTTAAGAAGAATTAATCATGGCTTTAGTAAATCAAGTACAGAAGCGTGTAAGAATGCCTAAGTGGGAGATTGTAAAGTTTCAGATCTTAACTCACTGTTACCTTAGTCGTATAACAGTGAGTGAGTCTGACCTTAACTGCTTGACTTTGTTGAGCTTTAATCAACCCTTAGAACTTACACATTTTTGTTATGACGCATCTACTGAAGAAGACTGGATATTCAAAACTCCACAGACTGTGAGAAACTGCATTAACAAGGCTGAGAAAAACAATCTTGTTGTTAAAGATCCCAACAACAAAAAGATTATCATGCTCAACCCTACTTTGCAAATACAAACTACCGGGACAGTATTACTTGACTATAAATTTTTAGGAGATGATACCAAAGAAGCCGGAAGTAATAATTAAAGCAGTTGCTGAGCAATATGACATACCAGCATCTTTAGTAGATGACATAGTAAGTTTTTATTACAAAGAAGTAAGAAAGAACTTATCAAGTTTAGAAAATCTAAGAATAAACTTACCTGGTTTAGGTCACTTTATAATTCAGAAGAAAAGTGTAGATGCACTAATTCTGAAGTACAGAAACCTAAATAACAAGTATGACACTCAGACTTTCATAAACTATCATAACAAAAAAAGCGCTGAACAGAAGTTAGAGAAACTTTCTGTAGCAATAAAAAACATAAATCAATTCTTAGAAACTAAAAAAGCATTTAGAGATGGCCGGAAGAATCAAGGAAATTTGGAAGAATAGAAAACAAATTATGGAGGGTATTAAAAACTCTGTCATCCGTGATGAATTTGTAGAAGATATTGCTGAGCATAGAAGAGACATTTGTGATTCATGTGAACATCAAGATACCAAAGGAAAAGAATGTGCTGTACCCGGAACACAACCATGTTGTGGATTATGTGGATGTTCTTTAACATTTAAACTCAGAGCCTTATCAACTGAATGCCCAGATGGTAGATGGTTTGCACTACTATCAGAAGAAGATGAGGATAAACTAGACGCACTATGAGTATTATATTTAATGCTGCAGATCATAGCTACAAGAGCATTGAGGCAGAAGGTATAGACTGGATAAGTGTAACATCACTCTTGTCTAACTTTAAGAAACCGTTTGATGCTGAGAAAGTAGCTGCCAGTGTAACCAAGAAGACTAGGTCTAAATGGTATGGTATTCCACCAGAAAAGATTCTTGAACTATGGAAAGCAGAAGCTGACCGTGCTACCACACTGGGAACATTCTATCACAACCAGAGAGAAACAGATATATGTTCTTTATCTTCTATAGAGTTAGAAGGTATACCTATTCCAATCTATAAACCTATTGAGGAAAACTCTCAGAAAAAAGCGCCTGAACAAAAGCTTACAGATGGGATCTACCCAGAGCACATGGTTTACATTAAGTCTGCGGGCATATGTGGTCAATCTGACTTAGTTGAAGTAGTCAATAGTAAAGTAAACATTATTGACTATAAGACTAATAAGGAGATTAAGACAGAATCATTTAAGAACTGGGAAGGGACATCAGATAAAATGTCCCATCCAGTAAGTCATTTAGATGATTGTAACTTTAACCACTATGCTCTACAGCTGAGTATTTATATGTATATTATACTGAAGCATAACCGTAAACTTAAGCCAGGAAAGATATACATTCACCATGTGCTTTTTGAAATAGAGGGAACAGATGAATACGGCTATCCTATTACCAG